GTCAACTCTGCGATAAAGGGATCAATCGGGTTTCTTCGAGTTGACCATAGATACAAAGACGATGAATCCTTTGCGCAGGAACTATACATTGAGCGGGTCGTAAATCCGTTTAGCGTGATGATTGACCCTTCTAGCATTGCCCCTGATGGATCAGACGCTAAATGCGGTTGGGTTTTAGACGAAATCAGCAAAGAAGAATTTGAAAAGAAATATAAAGGGTTTTCCCCCGTATCGTTTCAGACGAAAAGTTCTATCGGAGACGACAAAGGAAAAATAACACTCTGCGAATATTTTGAAATCGAAGAAGAATTAATCAATATAGCCAAGCTTGAAGATGGATCTGTTGTTGAAGTTGCCGAGGGTGAAAAATACTCTGAAGTTCGGGAGGTGGTCAGGAGCGTTGTTAAACGCTATCACCTCTCAGGAGAGGATGTTCTCAAAGAAACGACATTCCCGGGCAAATACATCCCTCTGGTCCCTGTGTATGGCGAAGAAGCTTGGAGAGATGGGAAGCGTTGTCTGCACTCCCTAATTCGTAAAGCCAAAGACCCACAACGCCGTTATAATTTCTGGGCTTCAACCGAAGCTGAATTGCTTATGAAGTCTCCCAAAGCGACTGTTATAGCTGTCGGAGGGACAACAGAAGCCTATGCAGAAGATTACAAAGACCCAGACAATGCAATTGTTTTGCGGTATGACCAGACGGATGCTAGGGGAAACCCTGCCCCCGCTCCACAAATTATCTCAGGACCACAAATTCCTTCTGGCATTGTTAATGCTATGCAAAGGGCATCAGAGGACATCAAGTCCACGCTGGGGCTTTACAATGCTTTCCTCGGCCAAAGATCAAACGAAACCTCCGGCGTAGCTATTAAGCAGCGCAAGATGGAAGGTGACCGCGCCGTGTATCACTTTGGCGATAACCTCGTTCGTTCCATTACCCATGTGGGCCGGATACTTGTTTCAGCTATTCCCGTTATTCACTCCGAGCCTGAAATAATCCGTATTGTCGGAAAAGAAGAATCGAGTGAAGAAGTTGGCATCAATGGGGCCTTAGTTGAAGGGCAAGATCGTTCGTTTTTCCTTGCTGAAGGTAAATATAACGTTTCAGTGACCACGGGAGCATCCTACGCAACCATGCGCGAAGAAGCAGCCGAGTTCTTCCAGCAGGTCATACAGTCGCAGCCCCAACTTATTGAGGTCGCTGGTGACTTGATGTTTAAGTTTATGGACTTCCCGGGCGCACAAGCACTTTCCGAGCGCATGAAAAAACTTGTTCCCCCTCACTTGCTCGAAGAGGAAGCCGAAGACCCCGCTGTTATGGCTTTGAAGCAAGAAAACGAACAATTGAAGCAATCAGTTCAGGCTATCGGTGCAGAAATGCAAGCTGTTAAGCAGCAACTGGAAAACAAACAAGGCGAGCTGCAAATAAAGTCAATGGATAGCCAGCTAAAGGCAGAAGCTGAAAAGGCAAAAGCTGAGCTTGAGGTCATGAAACTCCAGCTTCAAGAGCGCGAAGGCATGAGTGACACGGCTATAAAGCAGCGCGAACTCGAAATCAAAGAAAAAGAGTTAGAAATCAAAATAGCTGAGCTTCAACTAAAAGAGCGGGAAATGATTTTGAACGCTCAAGCCAGAGCACAGCAAATTGAAGAAAATTCTTTCAACCAGATTAGCGGCGAACCAGACATTGATTAGCTGCTCTAAAATTGGGCCATTGCCTAATCTCTGCCAAATAATTGACAGGGAAAATAAAAGAGGATAAAATGAATACCATTGATACTGATGGCCAACTAGCCACTAGTGCGGACGCTTCTGAAGACACGGATATTTCCGTAGTCGAAACAGACGATAGCGAACAAGACATTTCCGAAACAGAACCAAAGACAGACGGCGACGATGCCGATGACGGCGGCGACATTTCCAAGGAAATGAAAACAATCAAAAAAGCGTTGAATAAGAAAAATCGTTATATCGACAATCAACGCGCAAGGATTCGTTCTCTTGATGCGCAAATTCAGCAATTGAAAAGCCAGAATACAAACACATCGAATGCTCCAGAAATGGGACACTTTGAAAGTGTGATTGATTATATGAAGGCAGATCAAAGCTACACTTTAGACCAAAAATTAGCAGAACAAGCTAAAAAACAGCAGATTGACCATTTGCAAAACGAGCAAAACATGGTCAGGCAGCAACAAGTGCAAATTATGGCCGAAACCATGTCCGAATTGCTCAATAGCAATCAAGATGTAAAGGCCGTCATTGGTAAGAACAACGCGGTAATTCAGGCGATGCCTCCCCACATTGAGGCTCTTATGTTTGAGATTGATAATGCTCCCGCCGCAACTTACGCACTGGCCAAAGAAGGAAGGTTGCAAGACCTTTACTATATGGCCCCACACATTGCCGCTGCTCATCTTGTTCAAGCAGAAATTCGCGGCCAGCAGTATTTACAGCAAGCCGCAAAACCAAGGATACAAGCACCTCAGCCGATTGGTTCTCTGAAAGGCGCGGGAAGCAAACAAAAGAGCGTCGGAAGTATGACTCCCGATGAAATCGTAAAACGTTATATTAAATAAAGGAAAACATTATGGCACAAACTATTAGTAACATTAAGGAAGTCGGCGGGGTACTTGCTAAAGCAGGCGCGAAACTGTTTGAAGACAACCTCTCTTTTTGTAAGTCAATTGCAAAAGCTGATGAAAGTGATTTTGATGGAAAGAACGGCTATAAAGCTGGGCAAACCATCTACATCAACACTCCAATGCGTTCTACACCCACCAGTTCTTTTGACCAAACTTCTACGATTCAAGAAATTGTAGAAGGTACAAAACCTTTGACTTTGAACATCATTTCTTCGCAAGCTTTTGAAATTAATAGCCAAGAATTTGCGACTGAAATCGGTTTAGAGTCACTCATGAACCGCGTTATTAAGCCCGGTGCTGTATCTATGGCGCATGACTTTGAAAACAAAGTTCTTGCACAAGCTACAGACGCGATTTTCAATAGCGTAGGGACTGCTGGCTCTAACACCTTCGACACAGACGTTATCCTTAACGCCCGTCAATTGCTGAACGAAAACCTTTGCCCGAAAAATTCGGATGAACGTTTCTTCCTGTTCAACTCTAGAGCTGGTCGTGCCGCTGTTGGTGCTCGTAAAGGTCTGTTCCAATCTTCTACAGCAATTGCTGAACAGTATAAAGAAGGTTACATTGGTGTGGCCGATGGCTTCAACTGGTTAGAGTCAGAAATGATTCAAACGCACACTAACGGAAATGACGTGGTGTTTGAAGTTCGGACAACTGTTTCCACACAAGGCGCGACATCATTGGTTGTTGAGGGTTTGACCACTACAACTGGTACTGTCAAAAAAGGTACTGTATTCACAATCGGTTCTGTTTATGCGGTTAACCCACAAACCAAAGAAGTGTCCCCTGACCTTCAACAGTTTGTTGTAACTGCTGACGCAACGGCTGACGGTTCTGGTTATGCTACGTTGTCAATTTCTCCGGCTGTCTATACAACTGGTTCCTTGGCAAACGTTAACTCGTTCCCTACAGACGGTGCTGCAATTACTCCAGTAGGGTCGGCTTCCACTGGTTACAAACAGAACCTCGCGTTCCACAAGAACTCGTTCCGTTTGGCGACTGTTCCTTTGATTATGCCTAACAATGCAGAATTTGCAGCGCAGCATACTTACAAAGGTATCACGATGGCGGTTGTGTACGACTGGGATCAAGTTAAACGTACCATGGTTCTTCGTATGGACGTTCTCGGAGGTCTTTGTGAAGAACGGCCTGAATGGGCTTGTAAAGTCACTAGCTAATTAACGAGGGGGAGGCGTTACCTCCCCTTCTTTCTTTAACATTACGGAGAAATAAAAATGACAAGACAAGTATTAGTAGGCGAGGGATCTTTTACCCAAGACCTTAAAAATAAAATCAATAATAACTTTAGCGAACTTTACGGATCAAGCGGAACATTCACGGCTAATGGCGCGACACCAGTTACCGTTGCGAATACAGCAGTAACCGCTAATTCTGTGATTATCTTCACCCTGAAAACGGTCGGTGGGACGGTCGGAGCTTATCCGGCTATCAAGACGATTACGGCAGGGACAGGCTTCACTGTTGGGGCAACGGCGAGTGATACAAGTATTTATAGTTATAGGATTATAAGCTAATGGTCACACTAACAAAAGATGGTGGCGTTAAGTATCTGTCCGATGACTCCTCACTTATTCCAGCTTTGAAAAAAGATGGCTGGGTTTGTGAGGGAGAGGAAATTTCTCCAGATATTGAAGCCCTGAAAGAGGAGGCCAATAAACTTGGCCTTAAATACCATCACAGATGCAGTTACGAAACTATCAAAAAACTAATTGAGGAAGCTCAAAAATGACAACTGCTCTGGGTATTATAAAATCCGCGATGAGAAAAGTTGGTGTACTAACCAAAACTGAAAACCCTTCTGCCGATGAGGCGCAAGATGGGTTGGAGATGCTTAATGACTTATTGTCGAGCTTATCTAATGACAGCATGGTTATTTATGCGAGATACTCTGAAGATTTTACATTATCCGGCGGCACTGGTAGTTATACAATCGGAACAGGGGGGGCTTTTAATACAGCTCGCCCTGTTAAGATTATCTCCGCCTTTATCCGCTCTGGGAATGTTGACTATCCGTTAGACATACTTTCGGATGAGGAATATTACAGCATTGCGGTTAAATCCACTAGCGGCATACCCTGTGGTTTGAATTTCTCAAATGACTACCCTTTGGGGGTAGTGAAGCTTTATCCTGTACCAGATTCAAATTACCAACTTTTCATTCTGTCTGAAAAGCAGCTTTCGCAATTCACGATTAACCAGACTGTTGATTTGCCCGCTGGATGGAATCGTATGCTGATTTATAACCTTGCGCTTGAGATGTTCTCGGAGTACGGGCAGCCAGCCACGCAAGAAGTCAAAATGATTGCAGATGATAGCCGCGCCTTGATTAAGAAGGCTATCATTGCGTCTCGCCCTATGAAATGGGAGCCGAAAGTTGAACAACAAGGCAATATTTATACGGGTTGGCCATGAGAATTGGGCTTGTAGGAGGGTCTTATCAACAGCGGTCTTTGCCATTTAATGCGCAAAGAACGGTGAATCTGTTCCCGATTAAAGACGAAGGCGGGAAGGAAGTTTCTGCGCTTTACGGAACGGCGGGCAAGCGGTTATTCGCCGAAATTGGTCTAGGACCAATACGCCAAGAGTTTACTTCTGCCAATGGCAGATTTTTTGCTGTGTCTGGATCAAAATTGTATGAGGTTGACTCTTCTGCCTCTGGAACGGAACTTGGTTCCTTAGATAGTTCAGATGGCATTGTAACGATGGCCGAAAACAACACGCAATTAGCCATTTGTGACGGCTCTAAACTTTATATTCTGACTTATTCCACAAATGACTTTCAAAAAATAACTCTCGCCTCTTTCCCGACCAGTGTCGGAATTGTTACGTTCATTGATGGCTATTTTGTAGTTAATGAAAATAACACAGGAAGATTTTACATCTCTGGAATAAATGACGGTCTTTCCTCGTGGGATGCTTTGGACTTTGCCACGGCGGAAAGCTCTCCTGATAACTTGGTGTCTGTCGTAAACGCTATCGGTCAGATGTGGCTTTTCGGGAGCGAGACGACAGAGGTTTGGACAAATACGGGGGATTCGTTGTTCCCGTTCCGGCGCATTTCCGGTGCCAAGATGCAAACGGGCATTCTTTCGCCGTTTACCGCTGTTGAAATTGATAACTCTGTTATTTGGGTGGGCCGTGACAAATTGGGTCAGGGTATCGTTTATCGGGCGCAGGGATTCACCCCCGTTCGCATTTCAACAACCCCTATTGAAATTTTAATTAGCCATGCGACTGATCCTAATAATATGCGCAGTTACGTTTATCAGGAAGAAGGAAACACGTTCTATGTTCTAACCGGGGGCGGTCTTGCGACAACGCTAGTTTATGATTTGCTGACCCAAGAATGGCACGAGAGAGCTTACTTAAATGGTGACGGAAATTATGAAACAGACTTAGCTTGCTGCCACGCCTTCGCCTTTGGAAAGCATTTGGTCGGTGACCGACGCAATGGTAAAATCTACGAGCAGTCTTTAGACTTCTACACTGATGACGGTGATTTAGTTTCTCGCAAAAGAATTTATACGCATTTGAGTGACAGCGGGAAAAGAATACGTTATAATTCGCTAGAAATAGGGTTTGAAGCCGGAGTTGGCTTACAAACTGGTCAGGGTTCTAACCCCCTTGTTACGCTTAGGCTCTCAAAAGATGGGGCGCGTACTTGGTCGGATGCCTACACAGCAACCATCGGAGCTGTAGGGCAATATCAACAAAAAATTGAGTTTCGCCGCTTAGGGATAACCGAGCAGATGACCTTTGAAATAGAAATCACTGATCCGGTCAAAGTGGCGATTATAGGTTCTTATTTGCGATGAGCTTTGATCCTCCTCCAATTAACGAGATTTTGGCAGAAAAAAACGGCTTGCCAAAACTCCCTTGGATACTGTTTTTCAATCAGCTTTTCGAAGGTGACTTCGGGAGCAATTTCACGCCTGAGTTCGAAAATCTAACCACGGTTGGAGACCCAACTATCACGGGCCATTACCACAAATTAAACAACCAATTTTGTTTCGCCTCGATAACAATTACCCCATCTACTAGCACCACGGCGGTAGCTGGAACTACTTATATCAAAAACTTCCCTCTTACTTTTGAATCCGACTCGGTATGCTTTGCCGTAGCTGGTGGGGTAGGAGGCGGGGTCGGCCATATTGTTTCCACAACAAACAGAATTTATGTACCCGCTTGGTCCGCCGTAGCGGTTCCTGTAACTATTATAGCTCTAGGGGTAGCTAGGTAATGGCAGTTTCTCTTCAAGATAGATTGTTGGCATTGCAAAATAAATATGCTTTCCAAGGCAAGCCAGAAGATTATCAAACGCTTGGCGGGGGTATCGATTGGAACGCTTTTACAGAGGCTGAGAAAGCATGGCAGGCGCAACAAGATGCAAATATTATTGCAGATCAAAATAATATTAAAAATCAATATGCCAGCGAAATAGCTGACCCTTACATCTCCATAACTCAAGCAGATACGGGAGTCCCCGGGGTATCGTTACCAAAATCTGAACATGATAAGCAATTAGCAAAATATGCTGCGCGAACTTATGGAACTGATGCTAATGGAAATCCATTGGGTGTAATTGATACTTCATCCCCTACATTTGGGCAGGGTTTCGCAAATTTTCTTAGAAATACAAACGCCCCGAAACCTTCAGACCCCAATGGAACTTTTTTATCTCAGTATCAAGGATTGAACGTTTCTGGTCCTGATGCTGTAAAAATGGCGCAGGCCCAAAGAGCTATAGATAGGTCTAAAGAATTTAAGCTAGGAAAGGCTATAGCAGGTCTTTCTGGCGGTCTGGTCTTATCCGGTATGGGCGGAATTGCCCTTGGCGGGCTAGCGGGAGGGGCTGGATTAGGTTCAGGCGTGGCAGCGGGGGAAGCTGCTAGCGGTCTAAACTTCGCCGCTGGTGCTGCTGCTAAAGGGGCATTGTCAGGGGCAGCAAGCGGATACCTTTCTTCGGGCAAACTTGGTGGGGCTTTGAAGGGGGCCGCCCTTGGTGGGCTTACAGGAGGTTACGGTTCTTCTCTTGGGTCAAGTTTAGGAATTACATCCCAAGCTGGTCAGTCCGCATTTACGGGAGCACTTACGGGGGCCTCCGGCGGCATTGTGAACAAAAACCCGAAAGATGCCCTTATAGGGGCTGCGCTCGGAGGTGGCCTAGGTTACGTTCAAGGCGGCGGACTTGGAACGGCAGCGGGGACTCCTCTGGCGACAACTAGCGGAAACGCAGCATTACAAGGTCCAACGGCGGGAACAGGTATTGCAGGGGCAGTTACTAGAACAATTCCAGATTTGGGAAGTTTTTTCCCTTCTGGGCAAGAAAGCGGAGGAATCCAAAACATGAAATCTTTACTATCTCCAATCGCGTCAATTTATAGCGATTACAATTCCAATAAGGCCATAAGTGATGCGACCAAGAAAGCCCTAATGGGTGGTGATAGGGCTGCTCTTGGATTAGAGCCTTATAACCAAATTGGATTAAATGCGCAAAAGGCTTTGAGCGGAAACCTTTCGCAGGGGTTCAATCCTTCTGATTTGTCTTCTGACGCAGGTTATCAGTTCAGGCTTGGTGAGTCCCAGAAGGCTTTGGATAGGTCTTTATCATCTACAGGCATGACGCAATCAGGGGCGGCTATTAAGGCGGCACAAGATAGGGCGCAAAGCTTGGCGGCAACTGAATACGGCGATGCTTATAACCGCTGGTTGGCTCAGAACCAACAGCTTGCGAGTTTGGGCGGCCAAGGCTTACAAAGTGCGGGTGCTTTGGGTGATATTTACATGGGGCAAGGAAACGTGCAGGGCGCGGCTTCTTTAGCTAAAGCTGACACGCGGAATAAAACAATTGCTGAAATTCTGGCTGGTTTGTACAGCTAACGGAGGGTTAAGATGCCTTTAGATAACATGGCTCAAATGATTCGGGGCGGGACTAACTCCATTGGCGATTACCAACGGTTGCAACAAGAGTTCGAGCTAAAGAAACAACTCGCACAGGCCGAGATTGC